AGAATAACCAAGCTGTTCACCATACTTAAATACAGCTTCTTTCTTTTCTTCAAATGTCGCTTTGCCTGCGGTTATCTGATTAAACTTTTGCAGGAGTGGGTGATTTCTTAACATACCCTTTGTCAACATACTCATTGCCGATTGTACCATTTGAGGATTGAATAACATTGTCTTTTCCTTTCATTATCTCGTCTAGTTTTTCAAGAATTTTAGTTAAATCGTTCTTCTGTTGCTCGCCTGATTGACGAACATACACATCAAAATCAATCAAACCCATACCATTTAATTGTCTGACATAAATCTCTTTTGTAGAGTTATTTAAGCCTATATAGACAACATTCTGCATAGGATTGATTCTTTCCATATCTGTCGGATTATTTACATAAAAAACTTGTACTTCATTTTGAATAACAGAAGATAAGTTTTGAATTTTCTGCCCTTGATAGGCATACGGATTAAAATATTGATTCATATTATACCCCTTTTCTGCTTTTCGGTAAGGCTATCCTTTTTTTATGGATAACCTCGCCGAAGTTTTTACAAGGGATAAGCAGTTAAAAACATCCCTTGCTTACCTTTAATATAAACAATGGATTTTTTTTCGTCTTGCCAATAAAATGCCAATTATTTGCCTTTATAGAATTTACTATGTGATTTTCTAAACATTTCTAACGCTTCTTTTAAGCGTCTGATATAAGTTCTCTGTCCAAGATAAAGATGATATTCTTTTTCTAAGTAATGAATAGCCTTAAAATCTGTCATCTTTAATATACAACAACAAATCAACACTTCTTTATATGGTGTCGGAATTTTATATTTATCTAAAAATTTATAAACCGTTAAGGGTGGTAACGATTTCAAATAAAGTTTTGTTGCTCTGTTCTCTATATTCACGCTCTGTTTACCCTTATTCTAGTCCTACGATTAACTTTCAAAGTGACTTTTCTATTCAGATAATTACTACGAATAGTTGTGTGTGATATACCTCTAGGGTGTGCTGTTTGTCTTACCCTAGTCATCTACATTATCCTTGTGTCTGATTTACAACGCTATCGGTATTTTGGTCTGCTTCTAAAACAACTTCAACTTCTTGCGTTGCTAAGTAAATATTTCCAAGCAATGATATAACCAAAAGGACAGCTAAAATATATGAAGTTATCTTATAAGGTTTCGCTAATATTTTTGCTAATTCTATAATTTTTTCTAAGTCCATATTTTACTCCTTTTTAATTATTATAGAATAAAAATAAATAAAAGTCAATAGTTTTTTAAGCTGTACGTTGCCAAATATAAATTGTTTTTAAAGTGGCTAAACTTGAAGTGTCGGCAATAAGACCCGATTTTGTGGGGTCTGATGATATACCAAATGCGCTTGTGCTACCGGTGGCGTAATTACCTTGATTATTTCCTAGTGTATTAGAATTAGATAAAGCCAATGTTCCTGAAACTGCTGAACCTGGACGCCAAGAAGCTAAATAACCCTCGGTCGTACCGTCTGTTAAGCCTAATCCTTTGCCGTTACCTATAACCGCTACATAAGATTGGACCGATGTAACAACACTAGAAGTTAAAAGTGTCCACGTTCCAAAGCCTAATATTGAGTTAGGATTTGTATTGCCAACCGTGGAATAAATAGAACCAACGGGAAATATCTTTTTCACAAGATTATCTAAAGCATCCGTTACTTGTTTTACATTCGGAGTTTTATCAGTCGCAGTTCCTGTATTAAATTCTGTATCTGTGGCTATAATAGCAGGCTCTACATAATCCATTTGTCCGTTTTGATTAACCCAAAACATTTTGCCAATCGGTGTATCTCGAACATAATCAAGAACTGTACGGACATATTTAATATTTTGAAAAAATCCATTTATAAACCAATTAAGATTTCCACCCTCTATAACCTGCGGAATTGACGGCTCATAACCATTTTCAACTAATTCCTCATCAAAAGGGGTCTGCGTACCACCAAAATTATCAGGTAATGTTATATTCGGTTTATCAGGTCTATTCTGTGCCATTGTCTACCTCCAAATTTCTAATTCCTACGCCTGAACCTAAAATAGATTCAATATCATCTCTTGTAGTATCTGTTATTAATAGATTAGCACCTCTTATTGTAATATCAAGCAATAAAGGAGCTACATTTTCAATTATTACTGTATCAGCATTTGTCATATACTTAATAATTTTAATATTTTCTTCACGAGTACACTTTGAATGATTTGAAGAAGCTCTTGCTTTTATCTTATTTCTAAATAATTCGTCTTGTAAAGTAGATGTAGAATTTTCTTGATTTCTAAAATAAATATATCTTTGTTCGTTTACATCTGCCTTGTTTACACAAAAATAATTTGATAAATCAAAGTATTTTCTATCTGTGCCAACTAACCAACCTATATAATCAAGCAAAAATCCGCTTGCTTTGTCTATACTCGTTGAATTTAATAAATACCTTACATTCGTCTGTAATTTATCTTTTGAATCTGCGTCACAAGAAGATAAAGCAAGATATTCAGGCACATTCCTAAACTGCCCTAAAGAATATTCTTGATTTTTTATATTATAATCAACTTGCTTCATTTATCGTTACCTTTGCTATATCAAAAACTGGAACTTCCGTTGTGCCTAACTGCACATAATCAACCCAAGTCGTGCCGTTTGTTGATAGTTTTATACTTGCAACTTCGCTTACTTCTTCATTGTTATAAATAGGTGAAATAAACATATTTGCTAGAAGTTTCTGCCCCATTTCAAAAGTCGTATTATTCGCATAATCAATTATACTTTGTTTAATTAATGCAGATACAGAAGACAAACTCGCATTATTCAATACAACTTCCGCTTTTATGTAAATACTGACTTCTGTTGCTCTTTCAAATTTGATAGTTTCTGTTGAGCCTTGACTATCTGTTATGTCAACGCTTGTAGTTCCTTGCAATCCTACCATATTGCCGTCAACGATATTGTCAAAAATAGCTTGTGCAATCGTTTGGTTATCATACGGACTATAAATAACAATCTTTTGAGAATGTGCAGGAATACCGCCTGATGAAGAACTTGTCCTGTTCGTAAAGATTTTTAAGTCCGTCTTATTATCCACAAGTTCTAATAAAGCTTTATATAAACTATTATCAGTATTTGCGTTTACTTGTGCAGAGGATAATTGCCAACGTTCTCTAAACTCTGAATTTGACTCATAATCTTTACCTATAATGATTGTATTTCCTGCTGAATAATATACACCTCTCAAATTTGTTAGTGGTGTAATAATATTTAGAACTGCGTCATTCGGTAAATTAATAGCTCCACTTTCCTCTGCAGTGAAAGAGCCAATCGCATATCCATTTGCGTCAAAAGTCAAGTTACTATTTAATCTAAATTGGTCTTTTGTTGAGGCGTTTTCTATTATTAATGTTCCTGCGGTTATAGTTGAGTTAGCTGTTCCCTCACAAGTCCTACTCACAACTGTATATGTTGCTTGTTGTCTTACTAAACCAATTAAAGAATATAGTCTGTCTTGCCATTCATCTTCTGCAGTATATGGATTTAATTGTTTAATTAAAAAAGCAATTTGATTTTCCAAATCCATACAACTCAAACTAGAAGAAGTTGCGATATTATCAATAACTCCCTCTTTTTTGATAACAAAATCATCTCCGAATATTGTTTTAAGATTATCTTGCCAAGATTGTAAATAATCTTGCAATTTACTTAATTCAAAACCTGTTGAGTCTATTTTCATAATGTAAACTCCTCATTTATATAATATTCATCATTATCCACCAAAACTTTTGCAGATACATAATACTGGCTACCTATTCGCTTAAAACTATAATCTTTTACTATATCCACACCTAAAACCTCTAAAATTGCTCTTTTAATGTCTGCTTTTAATATTTTAGGGTATGCTTTAAGTCCGTTTATATAATCAATGCCTTTTCGGTAATCAAGCCACCATTCACCTTTGAGAATTTTTAAGCCTGTTGAAATGTGTTGCAATACCCTATCTTTTCCGTCAACTAAAGTTAAGTCGCCGTCTTCAAATATTAAATCATTTCCGTCATAAGCAACATCTCTCATTGAGGACTCCCTGTATTACTGCTTCCGCTTGTTACCCCACTGTGAACGTGAGATTTAAGACTTATTCCGCCACCAACAACATCTTCTGTCGCTGTCAGTGTACCATTTACTGTAACATCTGAATTGATAGTAATAGCAGAAGCTGTTATTGTCAAGTTTCCGCTCTCGCTTACGTTTAATATAAAAGTATTGTTTTTTAATCCGATAACTAATTCACCATCAGGAAAAACAAATTTTTCGTTGTCAGGTAAAAATCCTAGTTGAAACACGCCGTCAGATAAAGAATGTTGTCTGTCATCTCCATTGTAATTTTCGTTTCCTGTAAGTCTATATGATTCAATAGACTTATCACAAAACTTTACAATTCCCCTATCTCCTGCTTTAATTTTGAGCATTATATAAGCTCTTTGCGTTTCAGGTCTTAATACAGGAACAGTTATAATACAATCTTTTATTTCATCATTTCTTATAGCAACAACATTTACAGAACCGTCGCTATTTACTTGAACAACCCTTGCAGGCAAGCAAGAGTTTGCAGAATCTAAAATACCTTTTGCAAATGTTGATAAATCATCTTGAATGCTCATTTTACCCAAATCTCCGCTTGCCCGCTTGTTCCATAGTTGTTACCTGTTAAGACAACTTTATAAATTTCTCTTTTGCCTGTCAATGTGAAAAAATCACACATACAATACTGTCCTGCTCTTAAATTCGGCATTAATTGAGTCGTAAAGTGGTATAATTGTATATTATCTTCTTGTTCTCTTTGCGGTTTGGAAGAATTATCGCCATTAAATAAATATCCATAGTATTTTGTTGAATTGCTATTGAAAAGATGAAGTATACCGTTTTCTATAATATGTTTGCAACCTATCTTTCCGCAAATTTCATTTAATATTCTTGCACAACTGCCTCTTGCTACATAGTTGTTTATCTGTGGATATTCCACTTCATCACCTAATTGAATACCCATTGCTGTAACACAATCTTGAATGATTGTTTTTGTGGATATTGTTCCTTGATAAGATTTACTCATTGTCGCACTGCCGAAAGAATGAAGCGAATCCAAAAGAGATATTATAGTCGCAACATCGTTTTCTCCGCCTGTTGCGTCATCTTTTTTCAAGAATCCTCTTGATGTATTATTACCACCGCTACCGCCCTTTTGCGTAGAAAAATAAGGTGTTCCTCTAAAAAGTAATCCCCAATCGTCATTTCCTTTAGCAAAATACAATTCAAATAAATTTCCGTGGTTTGCAATCTGATTAAATGTACTATCAGATAAGTTCCATATTTTTATCTCGGCAATACTTGGCTCACTTCCCGAAGTGCGTTCTATCTCAAAGTCAATATCTAAACCTTGTGAAATATCATCTTTAGAATCTTGAATACTTATACCGCTTGTTGTTTGCAATAGTCCTAAGTTTGGTATTGCCATTTCTATATTTTTATCAAAATGAACATCTAATCTAAGTCTAAAACTTAAATCCTGCGTTACAGGTATGTTATTCGGCAGTATAAACAAGTACATAATCCTTTATTGTT